CCCATAGGGGGGGTCCCTCAACCCACAATAGACAGGTGTCAAAATGTTTGAAGAAAAGAGCAGGTCTCTCGTAACCGACTTCGGTTACCCTGGCGATGGCAAGTACTCCACAGTGGGTACTAATGTTTTAGCATCACAAGTCCCTCTCCACACAGGAGATACGACTAAAGCGGCGTATATACAATACCGCTCGATGCCTAACGCTACACGACAGGGATCCTCTGTACAAGGGTTCGAGAAGCTCATTGGATCAAAGGGTGAATGGGGTAAGTATAACAAATGTTACCACATTCAGTACAAGCCCGTTTGTTACCCGTGGGGTGCGTTGTTTTTGAACGCTAACCCAGCATTAGCGGCCTATCGACGCAATTTTACGCGCGAATCGCTGCCTGCTTTAACGGTTGACATGACGACGAGCAGTGATGTTCTTCGTCAGATTCCAATGGAGCAAGTGAAGGCTAGAGCATGGGGATCCATGCAGCCTGAGTTCGGGTCAGATTTTTCTCTGATGAACTTCATTTTGGAATTGAAGGATTATAGATCAGTTGTAAAAGCTATATCTCAGAACGGTAAGTTCTTTGATGGGCTTAATGACTGGTACAAACTCTTCAAAAAGGTATTATACCCTACCAAAACGGAGCACCGACTCGACCTAACCATTCCCGCAGCGTCGTTATTATTGACGCATAACCTCGCTATCTCACCACTCATGAAAGACGTGGTAAAGATGGCTGCTTTGTTTAAGCAAGAGGTTGGGAAGGCTCAAGTTGCATTCCAGAAGGCAGGCGCGGTTGTTCAAACAACCCACTATTCTGAGGTATTTACTCACTCAGATACAAGAGTAACACCATATGGTGATTACTTTTGGAAAACTTCTGGAACATGGTACAGAACAAAGTACACGGCAACAATGCAGTACACATACGATTACAAAATGCGGCCTGACTTCGCCGCATATTGTAAGTACTGGGGTCTCACACCTACTTGGGAAACGATATGGAATGCTCTTCCATTTTCGTTCCTCGTCGACTACCTCGTTGGTATCGGCAAAGCATTCGCGATGGTCGAACGCGATGAAATGGTAAAACTGTACGAGCGATCGTACGGTGAGTCCACCAAAGTAATCAAAACTTTTGGGGGGCATTTTACCAATCACAGCAGGATTCATTCTCTCACATTTTGGAAGGCAGAAACACTTGAAAAGTGCTATGACGTTCCACGGGAGAAGATGAATGGTATCCTATTTTCTGGATACACTGCATCGATCTATCACCGCTATCCAAGCACACCATACAAAGGCCTCATAATCCCAAGGATTAAAGGGCCCAGTATGATGCAGTCTATGAATATGCTTGCGTTAGCACGTCTGTTGTGGAGATAAGCTCTTGGGCATAATGCCCCGACCTACCGTCCGCGTTAGCGACGTTTATCTATAGAGGACTAAGTCCATGCTATTTACAAACCCCGTAACACTTAACAATGGTGCCGATCATGTTTTTCAATTCCGCGCTCAGTTGCCTGATAAGAAAGCTGTCGTCAGCGAGTGGGTTGAACCCGCTGCTGCGTTGGCTGACGAATCAAAGTTGGTGGTCAAACATGACCACTCTTCTGCTACTGTTCGCCGCCGCCTGTTCCAGCGTAAGATTAACAAGGCCACCACGACTCGTGGTTTTCGGCCTATTACTGTTAACCTTACTCTGGCTTACGATGTAGAACATACATCTACACAGGTAGAAGCGGAAGTCCTGATTGTTAAGGACGCCCTCACGGAAGCCGGCTTCGTTGTAAATCTTCTCAACGGTTTAACCTAATAAAACATGTTGTGAGGTGCAGGGTGACTATTAGTCATGGCTGGAGATTAGGACATGAGTCCACATCTGAAAAGCCAAAACGTAGCACACGCTACGAAGTCGAAAGAGCTTGACACGTACTATAAGGACCATAAATCAGTTGTCCAATACGTTGTCGCTCTCATTAAAGACTTTTCTAAACATCTGCCTTTGTCTGTCTACAGTGGAGCAGCTCAGGCCAAGGATATTGAATGCGTCGAAAGACGCATGAAATCCGAAGGCCTTACGTTCGCTACACAAACGCTTCCCAAGTTGTCGGAAGGCCTGTTTCAATACTTTGAGACAGGTTACGTAAATTATCCTTCGTTCGCATTGGATAAGCATGGAGTTCATCCCGTATTTCTACGGAAACTGTTCTCCCTTGCGTGTAGAGATTCAGAGCATAAGGTTACGGCCATTAAGCTAATTTATCAAATTAGCACAATGTTTTCCAAACTAAAGGGTCCGTATCCTCACAGTGTACTCCGCAAACAACTAGCGGATTTTGTTGAAGTTGACAAGATGCTCGGTAACCTTGATTGGTTTGATCCGACGACACTTGCCATCATGCAACAAGCCAGGGTAGAGATCCGTACGTTATTTGAAAATAACGACGTTATTTTACGGGCTAAACCACGACCCGGCCCTGGCGCTACAAATACTCCTGTAGCAAAACATTTGCGATATCGTCCGCACGTGTTGTACACGCAGATTGATAAAGTCTTAGATTACACTGAGTTCTTCAGTGTTAATCCTTTAGACAATATCCATCAGACGAAAAAATGGGTCACGCTTTATAACAAAAAGCGCGATTTTCCTACTTCTCGCCAGAAATTCGTCCACAAAAAGGTGGGCAAGGCGAGAGGAATATGCATCGAAGAGAATGATGTCATGTTCATGCAGCAAGCGTTTAGGTATTCACTTTACGACTGGATTGAGAAGCACCCCTTAACGAAGGGTAGAATTTGCTTTCGAGACCAGTCTGTGAACCAGACGCTGGCATTAGCCAGCTCATGGACAGGACAGATGGCGACATTAGATGAGTCCGAAGCATCCGATAGGATTGCTAGGGAGCTCGTTTCATGGTTATATCAAGACACCGATATACATGATATTCTAATGGCTCTTTCTACAAGAGTAATCGAATTCCCAAAGGAATTCGATGAGCCACCCTTACGTACTAACAAGTACGCACCAATGGGATCAGCATTGTGCTTCCCTATAATGGCGTCAGTGCACTGGGCACTGATTAGGGCAATCCTTCTTTTGCACGGGAACACCAGTGCATCAAGGGAAGAGATCTATGTCTATGGGGATGATATTATTTTACCCATTAGACATGTGGATTTAGTGCTAACGCACTTGCCACGGTTCGGTATTAAGCTCAATGTTTCAAAGAGCTTTTACCGCTCAGGATTTCGTGAATCCTGCGGTGTGCACGCCTATAACGGCGTTAACATAACCCCCGTATACGTTAAACATATACCAGTATCACCTTCCATAACCTTTGCAATGTCATGCATCGCAAGTTAACAGCAATTTTTTGAAGCTGGTTACTTGCATGTAGCACGTCTCTTCAGAGAACGATTGGGTTCCTTCTTTAAGGATCTCCCAATTGTTGCTGAGAATTCCCCTCTTTTCGGTTTTAAGAGAAAGGGAAACTTCTTTCCAATATCGCAAGGAGCGATAAGAGAGAAGCGAGATGAGTGGGGAAATCCCACTTACAGATTTCGCGTTGTGAGCGCGGTCCAGAAAAAGGATCAACCTCCTACCGAATATGAGTGTTATTTGCGACATGTCCTCACAAGGGATTTGTCAAGGGAAATGGCTGGGACCCCAAAAGGCTTTAAAACCAAATGGGGAAGCGTCACGTGGCCAGTATCTTGTGGCTACACGAACAATCTCGATATCCGAGACCCGCGTAATGCGAAAGACAAACTTATGGAGCAATGTTATGAACACTACCCACAGTTACAATCTCAGCAGTACTTTTTTGCAATACCGCAACCGTGTGGATGCGGCATTGACCTCCATAGTTTGTATGGAGGAATGCGCAAAGAAGGGTCTACCCACTGTGTATATGAGGATCTCTCAGTGCAAAGTGATTTTCGAACCTCGTTCCGTTCAAAACATAAGGACGGAAGAAGAGATTCAAACGGATTCTATACATCCTCCCGGTTTTTTTGGGAAGTACGAAAGGATGTATATTGACAACTACGGAAGTACGCTCATGGGAGAATATACCTATGAGCGCATTTACCGATGGGCTGTCACCGTGATTGAGGTTCCAGAATTTCTCATCTCGTTGTACTACTCCAAGAAAAAGGAGGTCAACTTGAGGTGGGATGATGGAACCTTACGTGTAATCACCAGATAAAGAATTGGTGACGTGAGGGGGAGCTGTCAAAG